GTGCAGCTCGCCGCGGTGTTCCTGCGGATCGGCACGTACATCCTGCCGTTCCTCGCGAGCGGCATCGTGTTCGTTGGGCGCGCGCTGTTTCTGCTGAATCGCGCGTTCCTGGTGAACCCGATCGTTGCTGCCGTTGCGGCAATCGCCGAGGTTGCCTATCTCATCTACGACAACTGGGGAACCATTGGACCGTGGATGGCGAAGCTTTGGGACGGCATCAAGGTCGTGGTGTCCACGGCATTCGACTTCGTTAAGGCGCTGCTGCTCAATTTCACGCCGCTCGGGCTGATCGTCAAGAACTGGGAGCCGATTGTCACGTACTTCTCTGGCTTGTGGGATCGCGTGAAGGGCTTTATCAACCCAATCCTAGATGCTGGTAAGGCAGTGTTCGGCGCGGTGGGCGGCTTTTTTTCCGGCGGGCCGCCGCAGCCTGCGCAAGCGAGCGCGCGCGTGCTGAACAATGCGCCCGCAAATCAGCCTGCATCGGGCGTATCGGTAGGTGGCGCGAACGGGCCGCTATCGAATGCACTCGGGCAGCAGGCCGCGGCGAAGCTGAACGGTGAACTGGTTGTGCGCTTCGAAGATGCGCCGCCAGGCCTGCGCGTTGACCCGGGTCGATCGAACCAGCCCGCGCTTTCCATCAACCCTGATGTTGGGTATCGCAGTCAACTGGCGTTCTGATCATGGCGTGGAAAGACAAGATGTCAGAAGCGTCGTTCCGCGGCGTTCCGTTCGAAGTCGAGTCTGACGACGGCACGTTCGGGCGGCGCACCGTCGTGCACGAGTATCCGCAGCGCGACAAGCCGTTTGCTGAAGACAACGGCCGCGCCACGCGCGAGATTTCGCTCACTGCGTTCCTCATCGGTGACGACTATCTCGACAAGCGCGACCGCCTGCTTGCTGCGCTCGAGACGAAAGGCCCTGGCACGCTGATTCACCCGTGGTATGGCGAGCTTAAGGTCTCGCTGAAAGACCCGGCGCGCGTCTCGCACAGCAAGCAGAACGGCGGCATGTGCACGGTGCAACTGTCGTTCGTCGAGGCGGGCGAGCTCGCGTTCCCCAGTGCTGGCGATTCGCTCGGCTCGAAGGCGCTGGCGGCCGCCGACAACTTGCAGGACGCCGGCTCGTTCGACTTCGTGAAGAAGTTCGACGTGAATGCGAAGCCGTCCTCGGTCTTCGACGACGCGGTCTCAACGTTCAATGATGGGCTGGATCTGATCGACAATGCTACGTCGAATATCAAGTCGATCATCGACAACCCGATTGCCTTCCTGAAAGCAAACGCCGCGACGCTGATTCCGGACGCGGTGAAGATGGCCGATACCGTCTTCGGTCTGTTCAAGCGCGGTGAGTCCGTTGTCGAGTCGCTCGCCGGCGTGTTCGGACTGGGTGGCGCTTCATCGCGAAACGGCGACACGATTGCGTCGCTCACGTCGCTGAGCCAGACGTTCAGCACGCGTGCGACCGTGCCCGTGCCCTCGGGAATCAGCCCGGCGCGCGAGCAGTCTGCATTGAATGCGGCCGCGATCAACCACCTGTTCAGCCAGGCGATGTTGGTGCAGGCGGTCGGCATGACAACGACGATGGACCTGCCGATCTACGACGACGCGGTGAAGATCCGCGACGACGTGACGGCGGCGCTCGACAACGAGAGCCTGTCAGTGTCCGACCCGGTCTACGTTGCGTTGCAGGACGCGCGCACGGCCGTGTATGCCGACGTGACGAGCCGTCTGTCGCAGAGCGCGCGCCTGAAGACGATCACGCCCACGTCGATCCGGCCCGGTCTGGTCACAGCCTACGACCAGTTCGAGGACGTCGCGCGCGAGGCTGAAATTGTGAACATGAACAAGATCCAGCGGCCCGGCTTCATCCCGGCTGCGCCAATCAAGGTGCTTTCCGCATGACGAACGATCCGAACGCCGTGCGCCTCGTCGTGAATGACAAGGAGTACGGCGGCTGGAAGTCTGTTTCGATCACGGCCGGCATTGAGCGGCAGGCCCGCGACTTTGAACTGAGCGTCACCGACAGGTGGCCGGGGCAGACCGATATACCGCGACGCATCCGCCCGGGCGACGTATGCGAGGTATTCATCGGCGACGACCGGATTCTCACTGGCTATGTCGATGCCACGCCGATCAACTACGACGCGACGCAAATATCTGTTGGCGTGAAGGGGCGCAGCAAGACCGGCGATCTCGTCGACTGCTCGGCCATCAACAAGCCGGGCAGTTGGGCGGGCGCGAAGATCGAGCGTATCGCCGCCGACCTCGCCGGCACGTATGGAATCAAGGTGACGACGCAGCGCGACACCGGCGCCGCGCTCGCGCATACGATTGACCAGGGAGAGACGGTCTTCGAGTCGATCGACCGCATGCTGAAGCTGCGGCAACTGCTTGCGACTGACGACGAACTCGGGCGGCTCGTGTTCATCGATGTTGGATCGGCCGGCACCGCGAAGACGTCCCTCAAGCTGGGCGACAACATCAAGAGCGTCGAGGCGCCGCTCGACTATAAGGACGTCTATACCGAGTACATCTGCAAAGGGCAGCGCGCAGGCACGGACGATGATTTCGGCGACACCGTTGCAGGCGAATCGGCGGCGCTGACCGATACAAGCGTGCTCAGCCGCCGGCGGGTTCTGCTGAAGAAGTCGAGCGGTCAGACCGATGGCGGCACCGCCGCGCAGCGCGTGAAATACGAGCAGGCGCACCGCAAGGCGAAGGCGCTCGAGACGACGTACACGGTGCAGGGCTGGCGCCAGGCCGACGGCTCGCTGTGGCGACACAACATGTTCGTTCGCGTGATTGATCCGGTGATCGGCTTCGACGATGAGTTCGTGATCTCCGAAATCACTTACTCGCTGAGCGAAGACGGCCAGATCGCGAAGATTCAGGTCGGGCCGAAAGACGGCTACGTCAATAGCCCGGCCAAGAAGGCGGTGAAGAAGGGCGGCGACGGCGGCGAGTGGAAGGATGTGCGCCCGGCGGATAACGCCGCTCCGAAGGTCAACAACGTGGCGAAGTCGGATAAGACCGGCTGGAAGGACGTGAAACGCTAATGGACGCACGTGCACTCGGAAAGCTGACAGCGCCGCTCGCCCGCGCCATCCAGAACATGCTGGTGCGCGGCACGGTGGCACTCGCGAATGGCGCGACGAAGATGCAGACGCTGCAGGTCAGGCTTCTCGCTGACGACACGCCGCTGCCGCTCGAGCACTTCGAGCCCTACGGCTTCACCAGCCGGCCGAAGGCGGGCGCCGAAATCGTTGCAGCCTTCTTCGACGGTAACCGGTCGCACGGCGTCGTGCTGGTCGCTGCCGATCGCCGTTATCGACTCACGACACTTGAAGAGGGCGACGTTGCGATCTTCGACGACAAGGGGCAGTCGATGGTCTTCGGCGCCGACGGCATCACAATCACCGGCAACGTGAAGGTGGTTGGCAGCATCACGGCGACGGAAGGCATCCACGGTCAGGGCAACATCGTCATCGACGGCACGGCCACTATTACGGGCGATGCAACGATCGGCACGAAGTCGTTCCTCGGCCACACAAACGGCGGGTACCACCTAGATTGACCACTGATTCGAACACCATCGTGACGGCGTTTTTGTTGGAGCGGCCATGCCGAGTTATGCCCAGGACGTTCCGCTGTACGTCAACGGCGTGGAATCGTCGCTGCTGGCGGAAACGAATCCGCTGGTGCGCGCGGTGATCATGTCGCTCTTCACGTGGCGCCGCGCCGAGCCCGACGACGTCGTCGAAGACACGAAGTGGGGCTGGTGGGGCGACAACATGTCCGCCGTTGAAAACGACAGGATCGGCTCGCGACTGTGGTTGATCGCGCGCGAGAAGCTAACGCAGCCCGTCATGAACCGGGCCGTGCAGTACGCGGAAGAGGCGCTCGCGTGGTTCGTCGACGACGGCGTCGCGACGCGTGTGACGGTCACCGCGCAGCGCATCCAGGTTAATGGGATGGGCCTGACAGTGACGATTTACCGGGTCAATCAACCGCCGCTCGAACTGCGGTTCTCAGACGTTTGGAGCCTCATCAATAATGTTTAACCGCCCGGCGCTTACCGATATTGTCGCGCGCACGCGCGGCGACCTGCTCACGCGACTGTCGCAGGATGAACTGCTTCGCCGCGCGGACGCAGAAGTGAACACGCGCGTGCTGGCGGGCGCGTCGCACGAGATCCACGGCTACCTTGACTGGATCTCGCTGCAGATCATCTATGACACCGCCGACGATGATCTTCTCGTGCGCTGGGCGTCAATCTGGAAGGTCGAGCGCAAGGCTGCACAGTTTGCGAGCGGCAATGTGCTGGTTACCGGCGCGGCTGGCGCGATCATTGAGGCCGGTGAGGTCCTCAAGCGGGCCGACGGCGCATTGTTCGACGTCACAACGGACACGGTCCTTGGATCCGCGGCAACTGCGGTGCCCGTCGTCGCGGAAGTTGCAGGCGTGGCCGGCAACACCGACGCGAACGTGCAGATGACGTTCCTCAACCCGATTGCGAACGTGCAATCGGTCGCGGTCGTCGACGCGAGCAAGCTGACGAACGGGTCGGACATCGAGTCCATCCCTGATCTGCGTGCGCGGCTTCTAGAGCGGATCCAGAACCCACCGAGCGGTGGCTCTGCCGACGACTACGTCGAGTGGGCGAAGGAAGTTGCAGGCGTCACGCGCGCATGGGTCTATCCCCATGAAATGGGCGCAGGCACTGTGACCGTGCGCTTCGTGCGCGACGACGATCCGACCATTATTCCTGACGCTGCGGAAGTGGCTGCCGTAAAGGCATACATCGACTCGAAGCGGCCGGTTACCGCTGATGTCTACGTCGTCGCTCCGACGCCAGTGACGCTCAACTTTACGATCCAACTCACGCCATCGACGGCGACTGTGAAAGCCGCGGTTGAGGCATCGCTTAGAGACCTGCTGCTGCGTGAGGCCGCGCCCGGCGTCACGCTGCTGGTCAGTCATGTCCGCGAGGCGATCAGCACGGCAGCCGGCGAGACGGATAACGTGCTTGTTTCGCCGACGACTAACCAGGTCTATGCGACCAGCCAAATGCCGGTGTTCGGGAGCATCACATGGGTGTAAGCGCTGATGCCTATCGGGAACATCTGCAGGACCTGTCGCCACAAGGGCCCGCGTGGCCACGCGAGGCCGATGCATTCAATGCGCGGATGCTGGATGCATGGGCGCAGGAGTTCGCGCGGATCGATGCGCGCATCGACGCACTGATCGAAGAGGCTGACCCGCGCACGGCGATTGAACTGCTGCCCGACTGGGAGCGGCTGTTTGGGTTACCTGACGAGTGCTATCCAGAGTCGTCGACGATTGCCGCACGGCGCGGTCGCCTGTTGCAGAAGATTGCATTTCAGGGCGGTCAGTCACCGCAGTTTTTTATCGATCTTCTGGCCGCGCTCGGTTACCAGGGCGTCACGATCACAGAGTTCAAGCCATTCAAGGCGAACAGCAAGTGCAATGCTGCCTTGAACCAGGGCGGCTGGCGTTTTGCGTGGCGCGTCAATGTCCCGAGCACGTCGACGGCCAAGCGATTCAACGCGGTGAGCCGCTGCAACGAACCGTTGACGGCGTTCGGCGATCCCGGACTAGCCTGCGTTCTCGCGCGGTATAAGCCGGCACACACAATTCTTTTTATCGCATACGGAGAGGCCTGATGCGCCGAATTTCCACAGCAACGCGTGTCGTCGACAAGTTCGGCACTGGCAAAGACGGCTTCACGAACGGCGATGCAGTCGCGGGCCTACCGTCGACCGACCTCGAAGATGTCTGGTTCGACCACGTTCAGGAAGAAATCGCAAACGTGGTGGAGGGCGCAGGGCTTACGCTCGACCCAGCGAACCGCGCCCAAC